ACTCGATGACGATGTCGAAGTCAGCGCCTTCGATGACCACGTCACCCATGTCCTTTGCGCCTGCCCGTGGCATACGGCGAGCCTTCAAGCCGGACTGGTTCAGATGCTCTTCGCAGTCCCGTTCCCACTGGCTGCCCTTGCGCTTACCGGCTGCGCTCACGACGCGTTCACCCATCGCTCTTCGACGAGGATGTTTCGCTTCGCACGGATGCGACGCCGATCAGTCGGCGTCGTGCCACCCCAAATGCCGTGCCTCTCGTGATGCAGCGCCCACTCAAGACACTCATCGATCACGGGACAGGTTCTGCAAATCTTGATGGCTTGGTTGTTCTGTTCGCTCATGCCGCCGAGTTCGGGGAACCATGCATCAACGTCACTGCCGTGGCACGCAGCACGCGCACCCAATTCATGCGGGTATGTCATACCCATTGCCTCCTAGATCGGTGGGTTTCTAGTTCCTGCAAAGTGGAATGGAGACTCATCGACTCAGCGTCGACGTACACACACAGCGGGTTCTCTGCCTTCGGGTCAGCGACACCGTCACGGTTCTTCACCGGAGCGATGTAGTAGTGATCGCCATCCATGCAGATCGTCAGGATCAACTCGGGAAATTGATTGACCTTCCCCATCGTTGACGACATCGACTGCGGTCGAAGCGCAGTCGTCTCCTCGCGTGTGTGGTGCAGCACCAGCACGCACGCCTCGGTCTCACGAGCGAGCGTGTGGAATGACTGGACGGCATCGAGTAAGCCAGCCCAACCATCGAGTTCGGTGTGGACGTTCAAGAGCACGTCGACGACGATCAGGCTCGGCGGGACACCCAGCAGTTCTTCAAACGCTTGGGTCTCTTCCCAAACGTCATCGAGCGTCGGGTTCGGATCCCGATCAATCCTGAGACGGGTAGTCAGGGGGGCCAACTCGTTGGCGACATCGTTGACCCCCTCTGACTCCCGCATTTCCTTCACGTCATTGACCGTCCGGTTCATCACGATGGCGGCGACGCGGTTGGCAAGCGTGCCCTGATCGGAGTCGGCGCTGATGTACAGCACCGGCTCGCCTTGTCGTGCAATCTGGACGGCGTACCAGAGAGCGAACAGCGTCTTGCCGCGACCGGGGGCGGACGCACACAAGGCCAACTGACCTCGGCGGAATCGAATCCCTGCGGAGGTCAGCGGAGGCAGGATCTCAGGGAGATCCTGTCCCGCTGCGCTGCTGCCTTTGATGACATGAAGGAGGCTTCTCACTTAGTTCGGCCACGCAATCTTGCAGACAGCACTGGCGTCGTACTTGCCTTGCCGGAACGGCGAGTCGTTGACGCACACGAAAGCCTTGTACGCCTTGCCCGACTTGTTTATGCCGTTCTTCACGATGCGAGGCCCGTGATCACAACTACCGGCGTCCGGTACGCCACGCGTGTAGTTGTTGTTGAACCGATCCTGCATCTGCTCGATGCCGCCATTCGGCGGCGCAACCACACCGGCATCCTGCAGGTTTTGGACAGCCTGCTCGACCGTCGGCTCAGCAGCCGGTGTACTACTGGCGCTACCGCCCTGCAATACAACCTGCTCGATGTCACGCAACTCGCTCACGCGAGCCGTCATTTCCTGCGCCGTCTCTGCACGGCACGTCAGCAATTCACCCTTCGGCCCGACCTTGATAGTCAGGCTGAATGGTGCTTCGGTCATTGCCATTCCGATCACTTTCCTTTCTGGTGTAAGGGATATTCGGAACTCTTTCGGCCCGACTGCGCGACGCAGTAGTCGCGCACACCGCACCAACTGCAGTGGTCGGACACGTTCGGGACGAACGAACCCGCATCAAGCGAGTCGTTCATTGCCCGGAAGCTGTAGTCGTAGAAGTCCATCGACCACGGTGCGAGGTCGAACAGGTCGTCGACCTTCGCCTCACGGCTCATGTAGTAGCCGCCCCACTTCGGTCGGATGCCTTGCGTTTTCTCGATGATCGATGCGTACAGACCCAACTGCGGTGGCTGCTGGCGCTTACGGCCCGTCTTGTAATCGACGACGATGAGGTCGACGCCGTTCGTGAAGACGGCGTCAATGATCGCCTTCACTGGTCGCCCACCAAACCAAGCGATGGCATCCCACTCGATACCGGGCCTGCCATCCGGCAGGGTCGCGATCTCCCAGCCGCAACTAGATAGCCACTCGACGTATGCCTCGGCCTGACGCAAGCCTTCGCCCTGCCACCAAGCAGCGTCCTCACCGTTCGGCTTCTCACGGCTCTTACGTCCACCGACCGACCAGTCATCAACCGGGACGCCTGAGCGGCGTTCCAGTCGGACCAGTTCTTGGGTCCAGATCTCTTGCCACTCGCTGGCTAGGTCATCCATTGTCAATCTCCGTCGGCAGGGTGACGAACGTGCCGCACGCCACGCATTTCGTGATTCCTTCAAAGCGCGTGACGTACCAAGCAATCGCGCCGTTATCGTCGAACTTCACATGCGTGGCGAACACGTCACCGAGGCAGTCGATGTTCGGGCAGATGCTCGACGGGAGCGGCTCAAGAATCTGCACGCTGGCTCCCGCGCACGTCCTGCAATCGTTCGTAGGCAGCGTGGTTGATCTTCTCCAGCAGTGAGTGGACGGCATTACCGGCAGCCATCGGCAACGATGGCTGCTCGGGAACCTGCTCCACCCGGCTCAGGTAATACTGGTGCTGGCAACGAAGCCACGTCTGCAACTGGGAGTGCGAGCGATGCTCGGGGATCTGACCCATTACGTTTCCACCTTCACATAATCGAAGTCGTTGGTGTCCACGCCCGGAATCTCGTAGGCCAGTTGTCCTGTTTCGACAACGTCGTTGAAGCCCATCGCTTTGACAAGCTCCAATGCGGGTCGGCGATCTTTCACGTCGGCGTACCACGGGAAGATAACCAAGCAACACTCGCGAGTTGGATGGATGCAGATGTCTGTGTCTCCCCGTCGAAGGCTGACGATCGCGCCGTCAAGAACTTCTCCACTGCATTTCACAGGGGTGAATATATATCTTTGGTGTGACAATGACTAGCGCAACGTGTCCGCGTGTCGCCAACTCCTGCGTTAAATTCCTGCCGTAAAATATTTATGCGCTTCGGCGTGGGGGCTATACCGAATGACGGTGACGGGGATACCCGGACTGCCTCCCCTGACCTCCCCGATTGGGGGGGTAGGGGGGGCTGCCCAAAATCAGGCTCTGGGGATGAACCCCGAGCAAGCCGCTAAGGCGTGCGAGGGTTACGGATATACATGCCGTCGACCTTGGGTCGACGCTTGACGTAGAAGAACCCTTCCATCGTGTCGTAGTCGTAGTGGACTACCAACTTCTTCTCGTGCAGCTCCTTCGACCAACGGTCGAAGCGGCGCTTGTCGATGTCGCGGACATCAAATCCGCGATCCAACCGCGCACCGATGCGAAGCATGTTCAAGGTGTAGTTGTGATTGTGGTCGAGGCTGATCCTCGGCCACGGGATCCAGTCGGAATACTTGATCCGGTTGGTCGCGCCGATGCGCGACATGTGACCACTCACCGATGAGAGTGCCACATCCTCGTTAAACTCTTCCTTGATCCGCTGCCGGATCTGCTCGTGATCCAACCCTTCATCGATCCACTTCTCAAGGATGGAGTCGCTCGGCATCTTCCGCCTCGCTGGCATTACTGCCTTCCCTTCGCGTTACTAAGCGCCGCCGCTGCTGTGAAGGAGCCGACACGGATGCGCCGAGTGTTCCTTCCCTCAATCACTATGCACAAGGTAGACAGGTTTTCCACAGATGTCCATCACACACGCTGCAATGAGACAAAGTTACCTATTTTGTTTCATAAATACGGGCAAACCGGACAATAAATTCAGACATTCTAGGCGTCGTACTTGTAACCAACAAAACCTGTCACTGCATTCATGCTCCCTGTGGACACACCCTGCATTCGTGGTTGACAGTTTGGTTCCTGCATTGGAGAATCCTCCTATGAGAGAACTACCGGAAGGATCGATCTCCTTCGCCGAAGCCGCCAAGCGATACCTCGCTTGGCGTGAACAACTGTTCAGCGCCAACACCGTGAAGAACGACCGGGTTGCGATTCGCCGCTTTGAGAAGGCCGTCGGCGAGGGCTGGTATCTGGACGAGATCACGCCGGACATCGGGTCAGCGTCCCTCCAGTACGTCAGGGGGACGGTGGCTCCGACGACGGCGAACCAGTACTACTCACAGATGCAGGGATTCTGGCGCTGGTGCATCGACGAAGAACTCGTCCCGCTGAACTTCAACCCGTTCCGCAACCAGGGGTATCTCAAGATTCAGAAGAAGGAGTACGAGCGCCTCCACAGGCACGAATTCCGTGCCTTCATAGAAGCCATCAGGAGGCCCGAGGACAGGATTTTGTGCAGCGTAGGTCTCTACCTATGCGTCCGGGCCAATGAGGTCTGCAGGATGCGTTTGAAGGACGTTAAACTAGAGGCTGGCTGGGCTGACGTGATCATCTCCAAGTCCTACGACGCGGACACCATGCCCATCCCCAACGAGCTGGACGCAGACCTCCGCCAATGGCTCACCCACTACACCTCAATGGTCGGGCCACTCGACCCCGAGATGTTCCTCGTCCCCTCGCCCGAGAGCAACGGCCACTACATGAAGTACCACCCGTACCGCTCACCCAAGAAGCCCGAGCGCACGGTTCACCGTGCCGCCGACGACTACGGCATCGAACTACCCAAAGGTCAAGGCGCACACTTCCTCCGCCGATCCGGCGCCCGGGCATGGTTCGACGACCTCTGCGAGCAGGGCGTCGACGGTGCGCTCCGCACCGTCTCAGCCCACCTCCACCACGCCGACACCAAGACGACCGAGGGCTACCTCGGCGTGTCCGGCGACCGGGCAAAGCGCAATCAACTCCTGCACCGTCGTACCATGTTCCCCTCAACAGAGACGGGCAACGTCGTGTACCTGCAGGAGGCCAAGTGAGAATCACCTCGATTGCGTGCGACAAGTGCGGGATCACAGAGACCAAGCGCCCAGTGACCCAGTACTCCATGCGCCGGGGAACTCGCCGATGGACCGGCGAGTTGTGCGACAAGTGCTTCGACGCACTCATCAAAGAATGGGATCCATCCGACCTGCCCCGAGGGCAGCACCGGATCGTCGAGACCAAGATGGAAGACATAGTCAAGGCATAAAAAAAAGCGGGGCGGAGACCGAAGTCTCCGCCCCAATTCTTTCTCACCAAGCAGTGAGATCCAGCAACCGTAACGTCGCCTCATCGAGTTGCCCATGCGACTGCAATCCGTTGCTTGACTGGAAGCCCCTCAGGATCTCCACCAGCCCACGGTCCAGTTCATTCCCACCGGGAATGTTCAGTCGCTGCCGAACCCTTCCCACTACCGGATCCGATCCGCCCTCCATCACGAACGGCACAAGCGACATACTCACTAACTCAACTCCACATCCACTGTCTGCAATTGAATGGTCACGATGCCGCCAAACCCATTAGTGAAAGACGGCGGGGAAGTCTGCTCAAATTGAACAGCGCGAACCACGCATATTCTCTCCTCACCAGTCGAGAAGTCCTGAAGTAGACACGCGCCACCAGACTGCTCCAACTTCTCCAACGCCTGCAATCGCAGCCACGGATCCGTAGTGCGAACCACACCGTTGCTGTCCTCCTCTTCCTTGAAGCACAGCAGCGGGAGAACAATCGTCCTCGACCGCAGCGGTGCTGGCAGCGCACGCAACTGCCACTCATCAAGAGTCGGACCCTTCGTGTTATCCACGTCATCCCGAGACAACGTCACCTTGATCTCAAACTCCGTGTCCGGCAGCAGGTTCGCCGACAAGGGCACGTTCAAAACTTGACCTAACGGCACGGAGCCGAAGTCAGCGAACTCACCCTCCGGGTTCGACGCTCGCACACCGAGCGTCCCGCCAGTGTTCTGCGAGCGGATCGCGAACGACACCGGCTGCTTGTACTCAGTAGTGCCGAACCGGATCCACCCTGAGTAAAGCTCGCCCGTCGGGGCGAGCCGTGTCGCGTTCTCCGCAAACACCTTGCTGCTCGTCGTGATCAAGGCACGACCAGTAGTGCCGATGAAGGCGACAGAGACAGGCGTTCCCTCTGCGATAGATAAGTCAGACGCAAACGCGTAGAAGTCACCCACCGACTCGCCAAGGTCGATACGCCACAAGCCCTTCTGGCCCAGCCGTAACTCGGATCGAGCTGCGTACACATACTCACCATCGAACGTGACATCAGCGATGTCATCCTCGATGCTCAACGGGCCGTAAATGAAACCAGTGCCGCTCGTGTTCTCCACTGCCACGCGGATGCCACGATTCGTGGCAGCAATGACGTAAGTGTTCAGGTACGACTTCAACGCCCGGAGCGTCTCCCCGATGGGGAACTCCGCCGTAGTGACCGGAGTCAACATCGCACCGTTACCCGTGGTCGACGTGTCAATCGTGAACGACAGCACCTTCGACTGCACGCCAATCGTGATACCAACGAGGATCGCAGACGTGGCCTCGGCCACGGCAACGAAAGTCATGTCAGTGGATGCGTACTCAAAACGCGAGTCACCTGTCGTCGTCGACAGGTCGACTGTCGCTGGCGGTGAGGATGGGTTACGAGCCAACTCAAACACGCGAGCAGGCAGCGGGTCCGTGATGTGACAGCCGACGATCAACCGATCCTTCACATAGCCGAGCGTCTGCACCGTCCACGCTCCACCCGGAGCGTCGTACAACTTCGTCACAGCCAGTGACGTGTCCACCTCGTAGATGCCGTCGGCTGCGCCGACGATTGCAGCGGACCCATCAGTAGCCAACACCTGAGCCGTAGCAGTGAACGCGGTCACCTGCACGACCGTGTCAGTCGAAACCTGATACAAGTAAAGGTTGCCTGAGTCGATGAACCAAGCACCCAAGGAACACGTCTGCGCGTGCGAGCCACCATGCGATGCTGCCTCGTCGGTGTCCTTCAGCAGGGTCACCTGACCCTGCGTCCAGATGTCAATGTTCGCCGACTCCCTGTAACGGAACACGTCCGCATCGTCAGCGTCGTAAAACTCCGAGCCGCCACCTCGATGCCACGAGGTGGCCGACCTCAGCCACCAGTTCGACAGCGAGTTCTCACCAGCGGAAGCCTCTTGATCGACGCGCTCCTTCTGGTACTGCGTCGTCACGCGGGAGATGGCAGCAGAGTCAGACGCTGCACTCAACCACGGCTGGTTACCAATCGCGTAGTCCGCAGCGAACGAGCTGCGGTCGTAGCGAGCCAGCCGGTCGATGATGTCCTGACCGATAGCGAAAGGAATGTCATTGACAACTGCCTTGTTCTCAGCCACCTAGCACGCCCACTTCCGTCGAGCCTTACGCAAACGAGAGTTCGGATC